GCCAGCGTTCAATTGCTTTCAGCTTTCCTGCAGAAATATAAAACTGTGAGGGCTGCAGGTCTCTCAGCCTTAGCTTCACTATTTCCATCTCTGTCCACCACACTCAAATCCCGATATATCGACATCTTCCATAAATCCCATTATAGGCTGAGCATGAGCTTACTATCAAGCCCACACCTGTTATTTCGCCGCAAACGGAAAAACTCCTGTCAATGCGACAGGAGTGAAGGGGGATTGGGCCATCAGATCCCAATAGATCAGGCGATACATGGCTCAGCATCCATAAATGAGTTGAAAAGCCTGATAATGGGTTTCTTCGCCACCTTATACAATAACGTGCCTGCCGCGTTTCCGATAAGTGGCCCCAGAAAAGGTATGGGGATGAAACGCCTCCCGAGTTCGGTTGATATAGCACTTACCGCTGCTGACGCACATGCATCAGCTATTCCAATTGCACATTCTTTCCCGGTGCACTCGCCTTTAATGTAACGGGAAGAATTCTCGATAACCCCAAATGCGCCGGTTACGGTAGCAGATGCGATACCTGCCGGGACATGAGCAACATTGGTAGCCGCATAAACAGCAGCTCCTCTGACCGCCCCTTTCCCAACGCCTTTTGCTGTATCGATTCCAATCTCTTTCCAGTCTTCCTTTTCAAAATTACGAATTTTTCCTCGTTCCTGCTTATGCTCCAGGATAGAGACACCACCATCCACAAGCCCTTCAAGTGCAGCTGAACACGCAGTAACCTTCAAACCTTCTTGAAGAGTAGGTTTACATGCGTTTTCAGCAGCATTTCGCTGCTTTCTGTATTCCTTTTCTACAGAAGCCATTTCCCTGTCAATGGTGCCATTCACAGCGCCAGCCTGAATTTCGTCATATGTCACAACCATCGGCTCAACTTTTGCTTCAGGCACAGCGGCTTTGAATTCCTGAACGCGCTTCCACATTCGCAAATCTTCCTTGCGAAGCTTCAGAGCGGTTTCCTCAGCCATGTTTACAAACCGCTGATACTTCTCGTAAAAATCCCTTGGAATCTGGTAAATTCCGTTCTGCTGGATGAAGATAGGATACTTTTCTGAATGAGCTACAACATGCGTTAATCCAAGCGCTTTGTCGGAAATGCAGGCTTTTTGCTGGATCAGCGTTTTCCCTCGCAGATAATCTGTCATACCATTATCATCAATCAGCATATATGCCTTCTCTTGGCCCTGCATTGCGGCACGAGCATTAGAGAAACTTACCTGTACTCGCTCCCCGATGAACCCGTGCATACCCGTAGCACCACCCCGGCTACTCTCAATGAGTTTTTTGATATCGTCTCTGAACGCCAGCAATTCCTGTTCTGCCCCCGTTTTGTGACAATCAATTACTGAATAGCGCCGCAGAAGTTCATTCAGGCGGATTCCATTCAGTGTGTCGATAAAAGCCCCTGTGGTCTGCGCTTGGGTTGTAGATGCGATTTCCTGATAGGTTTTCTTTTCCATACGATCAGTCATAAAAATGTTCTCCCTTCTTCGATTAGGCGATGGCCAGATAAGTAATGCCCAGGTTGAATTGGTCTGCGGCGCGATCCATAATGCGCTTGTTGTCCAGGTGATTCCGAACCATATCCTTAATTGCCGTTCCATGGTTGTAGCCGTGGATCACCGTTAGATGAAATGGGCGGTTTGAAAGATTGATGATGTTGTTGATGAACTGCTTCGCCTGCCAGCATTTCATTCCGTGGACATCAACCGATACAACGTCTCCCCCCGGAGATTGGGTGTATGCAAGTCGGCGAACATCCTCTGCAGGATAAAGCCTACGCATACCTTCCATCAGTGACGGCATGATATATCCCCCTTTCTATAATAGGCCGTGTTTTTTTCGCGAGCCTTCGCTTTATCATGCCTTGACACGCTCGGTCTACGCCTATATAATTTGCCGTGCAAAACAGATAAACCTGTAGTTTTTTGTGTCTATTACAGATGCATTGATGTCTAAAAAAGACAAGTTTATCTGAAAGGAGAAAACCATGGCAATTAGGACTGAAGATCATAGCGACTTGAAAAAGTTTGGAAACCGCCTCTGGTATGTGATGACAGGTAAAGGGTATACAACTCCCAGGGCACTGGCGACATCTTTATATGATCAGCAGTTGGTTTCTGTAAAATCGAAACCAGGGAAATACACCCGTAAGGAAGACATACGAAAGAACGCCATCAGTAGCGTAGAAAAAAAGATTGTCCGTCATTTGCATGCTGATGCAGCCGATGATGTACAAGGTGAGTTTCTTCTGGCATATTGCAGACACCTGGATTGTTCATCTGATTACCTACTTGGTTTGACGAATGTGACATCCGGCGATATTGAAGTCAGGAGAATCTGTGAAAAGACTGGCCTTTCGGAAAAAGCGATTGTCCATCTTATCGATGATCTGGAGCGGGATACACAAGGATTTATTCATAGGTGTTGGTCATCACTTATGGAAAGCGAACTATATCTACAATTACCGCTGGACTATGGTGCCCTATACGAGCAGTGTAAAGATACGTTGCATTTCGAAGCGTCTATAACAGCAACAGAAAAAGCCCTTTCGGAATGTTCTGCGGAATCTTTTGGCTATAATCTCGAATCAATCAAAATCAAAACATATCAAAAGGGTGAGCGTGAGCACTATTCTGCTTACTTTGGTATGCTCCACAAAATAGCGCAAAATGTTGCGGAACGAATGGGACAGCTTGCAAAAGAACAAAGCGATGAGGATGGAGTATATGACAGGGAGTTTGAGCAGGCTCTATATGAGGCGAGAGTCAGAATTGCAGTCGCTAACGAGGAAACGCCTCCGAAAAAGCCCGCATCTCTAGAAAAAAAAGACGATGATAACGATTTTGTATTTCACAAGCACTACATAATCTGAGAACTGCTGATAAAGAAAAGCATCCTGTAACTCTATATGAGTAGGCAGGATGCTTTTTTGACTAAGGCTGTCAGATCTCGATGCCGTTGCGGAAGGTGAAGCGGATGCTGCCGTCGGTGCAAACCGTTGCATGATCCAACAGTTTTCCCCAGGTCTCCGGGTTAAATGCTGTCACCTTCTGTGGGAGACCTTTCAGAGTGCCGATGAACTGTTGCGCTGCAGTCTTGGTGGAAACCAGGGTGGCGATCTGCCCGGCCACCTTGTCGTGCTCGGCCTTGACGCGATCGTACCGGCTGGCCAGTTCATCATATCGCTTCTGGTATTCCTTCTGGTCGAGGGCAACGTGGGCGTTTTCGTTGATCGCTGCCTGCACCATCTCCGCCAGTACGCACATCTCATCCCATAAGCGTTTCTTCTCTGCCTCAAGGGTAGAGGTGTCGTACAGGATTTCCGCGCCTTCCGTCAGTCCGGCAATGATGTCATCCCGTTTGGAGATGAGTTTGTTCAACGCGGCAACGAATCCTTGTTTCAACTGCTCCTCGGTCACATGCGGTGTGGAGCAGGTCTTGTCCCCGCCGTACTTCTGATTGCAGCGGTAAATGACCCGGCGGTATTTGGCCTGATTTGAATGCCAGATCTTTGAGCCGTAGTAAGCGCCGCATTCGCCGCAGACGATCCGGGAGGCGAAAATGTCTACTCCGCTGTAACGACCTCCCTTGGATTTTCGGCGCTCAAGCTCCAGCTGTACCAATTCAAAGGTCTCAGGAGGGATGATCGCCTCATGGTTGCCCTCCACGTAGTACTGCGGCAGGACACCCTTGTTGGGAATCTGCCGTTTGGTCAGAAAATCTTCGGTGTAGAACTTTTGCATCAGGGCATCGCCCTTGTACTTTTCATTGCTCAGGATGCTTCTTACCGTGCCCTGATGCCACACCTCCTTGCCGCGAGGCGACGGAACACCGTTTTCCATCAGCCTGGCAGCAATGGCGTGTGGCGTCAGCCCTTCGAGGAACCAATCGTAGATATCCCGGACGGTTTTTGCCTGCTCCTCATCCACCAGAATCTCACCCTTGGGGCCGCGCTTGAAGCCTAGGGTGTGCTTGAAGGGAATGGCCACCTTGCCGTCGGCCATGCGCTTCCGCTGGCCCCAGGTGACGTTTTCGGAAATGCTCCGGCTTTCCTCCTGAGCCAGGCTGCTCATGATGGTGATCAGCAGTTCGCCCTTCCCATCGAACGTCCAGATGTTTTCCTTTTCAAAGTAGCACTCGATGCCTTTTTCCTTCAGCTGCCGGATGGTGGTCAGGCTGTCGACAGTGTTCCGGGCAAAGCGGCTGACGGACTTGGTGACAATAAGATCGATCTTTCCGGCCAGCGCATCCGCCACCATGGCCTTGAAGCCCTCACGATGCTTGGTGCTGGTGCCGGTGATGCCCTCGTCGGTGTATACCTTCACGAATTCCCAGTCGTCCCGCGCCTTAATGTACTGGGTGTAGTAGTCGATCTGCGCTTCATAGCTGGTGAACTGCTCATCGCTGTCCGTGGAGACGCGGGCGTAGGCAGCGACCCGGCGCTTTTTCTGAGCCGCGATGGGTGAAGCCGTAAAGCGGCTGACCGTCGGCGGGATGGTTACGACTTTCCTTTGCTGCTCCAATACTTGTTCCTCCTGACTTCCTTCATGTGCTCGCTCATCCGTTTCCTCTGCTCCGGGGAGTAGGTTCTCTTCGGCTGACTCTCAAACTGTGCCCGGCGCTCTGCTGACCACTTCGGCATGTGCCGTTTCGTGTCCCATCTCCGTTCAACGGTGTGACCGTCCTTGAACACGTAGGTCAGGATCATTTCCGCGTTTACATCGATGTGATCAATCTGCTCCAGGAAAAGGGCTTCATCAAAGGCCTCAAGACCAAGCACCTCTGCGGTAGCCTGCCGGAGCTCTTCATCACGGATGCCCCTGGTGCCGCACTTCGTGGGATGCGGGCAGCGCCAGTAGTAAACGGTCTCGTTTTCAACGGAAGCGAGGTGCTGCATCTGCCGCCTGAAATTCTCCCCGCAAACCGTGCACTTCAGCTTTGTCGTAAAGCATGAGCAGCCATTCCGGTTTGGCGCATGCTGGCGACGGTACGCGGAGGCCTCAGCCCGGTACTCAGCTGTCCAGCAATCCTTCTTGGAGGTATTGACCCAGTGCCGGATGTCCGTGTGGCCATCCCTGAAATGGAAGGTCAGCTCACGTGCACCAGTCACTTCGATATGATCAATCTGCTCAGTAAAGGTCTGCTCATCAAAGGCTTCAAGGCCCATCGCGCTGGCGGCTTCCTGCAGAATGATCCTGTGCGGGATCTCCTTTCCAACACAATGCCCGCCCTTCTTTTTCCGTGATCCGCACGCCCAGGTTTCCATCTTTTCCGGTTGCAGGGTGCGCTTTGCCCGGTTGAGCCGCTGGCTGTGCATGTAGCTCTGCCCGCAGAAGGCGCATTTGATTTTTCCCGTCAGGAAGCTGGTGTTCAGGGCCTTGTTGGCCAGCGGGCCAAGTTCCCTGCGCCGCGCCATTTCGGATTGCACATAATCGAAGGTCTCCTTGTCGATGATCGCTTCATGGGTGTTGGGCACAAAGTACTGCGGAAGCTCCCCGCGATTCTTCTTCTTTTTCTTCGAGATGGGATCGGCGGTGAATTCCTTCTGCAGGAGCAGGTTCCCGGTGTAGGTGACGTTGCACAGGACGCTCTTGATGTTCGAATCCACCCAGCGGCATCCGTCCCGGGTGGTAATGCCCTCCGCAGCAAACTCACGTTCGGTTTCCAGCCTGGACTTTCCGTCGAGGAAGTTCTGAAAAATGCGCTTCACAATGACGGCTTCCTCCGGCGTGGGCACCAGGGTGTCACCCTCCCAATGGTATCCGTACACCCGGAAGTGTCCTGGAGGGATGCCTTGCTCCATGCGCTTTCGCTGGCCCCATTTGACGTTGTCCGAAATGCTCCGGCTTTCTTCCTGGGCAAAAGAGGCCAATAAAGAAAGCATCAGCTCTCCGTCGTCGCTCAGAGAGCTGATGTGCTCTTTTTCAAACTGAACCTCGATGCCCAGCTCCTTCAGGTGACGGACGGTCTCCAGCAGATCCACCGTGTTTCGCGCAAAGCGGGAGATGGATTTGGTCAGGACGATGTCGATGTTGCCTGCCTCGCATTCAGCCAGCATTTTCTGAAACTCCGGCCTGTTGACCTTGGTACCGGAGATGCCGTCATCGGCATACACGCCAGCGTATACCCAGCCGGGATGCTTTTGGATGAGCTTGCTGTAGTAGCTGACCTGCGCGGAGAGTGAATGGTTCAGGCGCTCTGTTTCCATGGACACCCGCGCATATGCGGCGACCCGCTTCAGCTTGACCGGTGCTGGCGCAGCCGCCTCGATTTTCCTTACAATTTTGGCCATTTCACGACCTCCTTTCGGTCGATATTACTCACTCTAAAAGCCAATAAAGTCAAGCGGTTACGAGCTCTTCTTTGATACAACGCGACCGATGGGCGGGTTATATTTTTGCGTCATGTGCCGGAGCCATTTTTCGTAATCCTCCTGCCCGATAATCCCTTTCTCCAGCATCTCATCCACCAGCGCCATGGACACCTGAAACTTCAGCTCCCGGTCGAACTGCTCCTCACTCATGCTGGTCACCTCCATAGCGGGCGGCGATGTAGCACGGGTGGGAGCAGTATTTTCTATGCCGGTTTGCGTAATCCGTGAAGGGCTTCCCGCAATGCTGGCAGATAACCTTTTTGCCTGCACGGCTGGCGGCGGCTTCATGGTGCGTCAGCCAGTATTTGTTCCGGCAGGCGTCAGAGCAGAAGCGGCGGGGCCTGAATTTCCCGGAAACGATCGGCTTTCCACACTGTGGGCATACTGTCCCTGTGGGTATCGGCTGAGGATTGGTGACGGGATTCCGGTAGCAATAGGATTTGACTGTGGTTTCCGGCAGACCAATCGTGCGGGCAATCTCTGAATATTTCATGCCGGACTGACGGTACTGATCAATCAGGCGTTTCTGCTCTTTTGTCATGGGATCGCTCCAATCTGAAGGAGCATGTATCGTTCCTCTCCTTCAGTACCCACAGGACAAAAAAGCCGGGCTTGGCAACCGATGACAAAAAAAAGAGCCTCGCCCAGCAGTGGGCGAAGGCAGCATAAAAGCAAAAGGTATTTCCTATTGCTGCATATTTCAGCATTAAATCTACCCCGAAGTCATGATTCTGTTCCATGGAAAATACATTGTCCACAGCCCCGAAAATATACTCCAGGGCAATATAATAGTCAATCAGGTCATTCCATTCATCTGTTTCCCGTAAGCCTTCAAATATTTCGTTAATCGCTTCGTCGAATTCAGGATCATTTACCATATTTTTAAATGCATTATCTTCAATAGGTTTATCGCTTTCCAGAATTTCGTCGATATTCCGCAAGCGCGGTGTTTCAAGTATAAAGGAGTTCATGTATAATGAAAGCTGCTCAAAAATCTGGTCAGAGTAACTTTGATCAGTTGGGGAATGAGCTACCGCCGAAGGCGGTTTAGTTCAACCGGAATTTAAGCTGTCTAAAACATTACGGTAGATGTGAACGAGTTGCCCGCAGGGGTGTGATGATTTGCGTACCCCTGCCCAGGGCTGCCGCCCGTTCTTCACTGAAAACGAGCACAATGGCTCGTTTTCCAGGTGTTTCGAACCCCGCTTCATCCGCCACTGGCGGCGCTTCGGCTCCGCGCCCCATGATGTGAACGATGTGCTCTAACCAGGCGGTAAAGTTTACAGAAAACGTATGAAGGGTGTTCAGACACGCAAAACCCTTGATTTTATTGGGCTTCCGAGCTTTCGGCTTCATC